CTTGGATTCGCACAAAATATCATCGCATCACCTCAGCAATGGGGCGCAATCCAGAATCTAGCTGATGCTGGCCGTCCGATTTATCAGAACTTGATTGGCAATATGAATCAAGGTGGAAATCTCGGTGCAGGTTCTGCAACTGGAAATCTACTTGGTCTTAACTTCCGCGTAGATCGCAATCTCACAACTGGCTCAGGTGTTGGCGATAACACAATCATCATCATCAATCCAGAGGCTTATACTTGGTATGAGTCAAGCCGTTTCCGCTTGGAGACTGCTCAGGTAGCAACTGGCCAAATCAAGGTTGCTTACTATGGTTATGGCGCACTAGCAACAAAGGTAGGCGCTGGCGCTTATCGTTGGATGGTTGCGTAGTTAATTAAAAAAAGTGAGGGCCAGTCCGCTCCCGAGCTGGCCCCTCACCTAACTGCTTGAAAGGATGACGAAATGCCTACAATAGTTACGGCTGCAGAGCTTAGGACGATTCTTGGCGTTTCGTCATCCCTATATTCAGATGCTTATCTAGGCGATATTGTCGATGCGTCTGAGAATCTAGTCTTGCCAATGTTAGTTACTTTCCAAAGCAAAATTAACAAAGTAAAGCTGACCGATAATGTCGCTTATTTTGAGACTGCAACAATTCACGAATTTACCGAAGGCCAATCCGTAATTATTACTGGCTGCGGAGCTCCTTTTAATGGCACTCACACAGTAACCGATGACGAAATTTCAGATTATGTATTTACAGTCGCTATCACCAATGCAGACATATTGGAAAAAAATATCATCCCAGCAGGAAACGCTGCGCTATCTGGATTATCGACCTATGTCGGAAACCCAAATGCTGAAGCTGCTATTCTGGCTATCTCCGTTGAAATCTTCCAATCCAGAACCGCCGCTGGTGGATCAATCGAAGGCGTAGATTTTGCAGTTACTCCTTACCGCCTATCTAAGAATTTACTCGCCAAAGTAACTGGCTTACTTGGCCCTTATCTTGATGTTGAAACTATGGTCGGCTAATGCCAGCATCAACAATTGCCACAGATGTTAGAGGAGTGCTTAAAACTGCTTTAGCAGGATGCACCGCTAATATCTATGACTCAGTTCCAGAAGCGCCAATAGTTCCAGCAATTATCGTCATTCCAGACTCGCCCTATATGGAGCTTGAAGTCTTAGGCAAATCAACTACTCGCGTTAAATTAAATTACACCATTACTGCTTGCGTTGCGTATTTCAGCAACGCCGCTGCTCTCGATAACTTAGAGCAATTAATTATCAGTATTCTTGGAGCGCTAAATGCTTCCAAGTATGAATTATCGTTAGTCGAAAGACCATCGGTAACAGAAGTAGGAACTACAACCCTGCTAGTTTCAGATATCCGCTTGAGCGTCCGCTACGAGCAAACCGCATAGGAGACCCAAATGCCAACAACAGTAATAACTGGGCGCGATGTAACCTTTACACTCGATAGCGCTGCTTATGACGCCCAGACAACAAGCGCGATCCTAAGTTGCGACACAATTATCGAGACCTATTAAACCCTTGATGGTCGCGCTTATAAATCCATTGATAAGCAATGGACATTCACAATTGAACTGCTACAGGATTGGGGAGCTACTAGCTCACTATTCGAGGCAATGTGGGCTGATGCTGAGTCAGCACCTAATACCGCATTAAGCGTTTCATTTACCGCAGTTACTGGAGCAGTTTTTGCTTTCACAGTATTGCCAGTCTTTCCAGCAGCAGGTGGCGCAGCTCCAGGAGCGCTAACTGATACTTGGACAATGACCGTAATTGGAACTCCAACAGAGACCTTTAGCTAAGAGATCGGAGCATCGGGAGCTATGAAAATTTCAATCACAATTAAATATAACTCTGGCGAATCAGTTACTTATCAGGCTGGCTTACCAGAGTGGGCTAAGTGGGAACGCAAAACTGGTAAGTCGATTTATTCGATGAAGGATATATCGGCCTACCAGCAAGCGGACTTCTTAGATCTTGCTTACTTTGCGTATAAGCGCGAAGCAGCTGGAAAGCCAACCAAGCCTCAAGAGATTTGGGAGCTAACAGTTGAAGAGATGACGATTGGAGATGAAAGCCCAAAAGTTACGAGCCAGGAAGCATCAACCGACTAATAGTCGAAATAGCGATAGCAACTGGCATACCGATGACTTACTGGACAGACATCGACCAAGTTCTAACGGCGATAGAGATATTAAAGGAGCGTAGCGGTGGCAGATGAGTTACCAATCAGTTACGACAAACGCGAGCTCCGCTCCATCATTACTGCTTTTAAAGCGATGGATGACGAAGCCGTTAGCCAAGCTAAACGAGAATCTAGCGCGCTGGCTACTTACGCAGCAAACGAAATCAAAGCCTATGGACTTACTAGAACCTTTGGCCAAGAAGCAGTCCGCAGAATCACATCAGGCGTTAAAATCTCAGCCAGCTCCAAAATCGGCGAATTTTCATACGGATTTGCTAGTCAGCGCTTTTCTGGTGGCGGTAGCACAAAAGAACTCTGGGCGGGTTATGAATTTGGATCTAATCGCTTGCGTCAGTTCCCGAGAAGAACACCCAGCAAAGGTCGAGGCAATGCTGGCTACTTTATCTACCCAACCCTTCGTAAGATTCAGCCTGAATTGATTAAGAAATGGCAAGAAGCATTTTCCAAGATATTGAAAGAGTGGGATAAATAATGGCTGGCAGTAGAACACTTAAACTTTCGATTCTTGCTGATGTCGATGATTTAAAAAAGAAGCTTGATACTGGCTCAAAAGAGGTTGAAGGCTTTGGCGGTAAGTTAGAAAAATTTGGCAAAGTCGCAGCAGCTGCCTTTGCAGCAGCGGCGGCAGCAGCAGCGGCCTATGCAGTCAAGCTAGCCGTTGACGGCGTTCAAGCAGCGATTGAAGATGAGGCTGCTCAACTTAGATTAGCCAACGCTCTTAAGAATGTTACAGGGGCAACTGAGGCCCAAATTTCAGCAGTTGAGCAACAAATACTTAAGACCTCATTGGCTACTGGCGTTGCTGATGACCAATTGCGTCCAGCTCTTCAGCGTCTAGCAACTGCCACAGGATCAGTAACACAATCGCAAGATTTATTAAACTTAGCCCTAGATATTTCAGCTGCTACTGGTAAAAGTGTCGAAACAGTTTCAAATGCTTTAGCAAAGGCTTATGAAGGCAATACAAGTTCTCTTAGCCGTTTAGGTGTTGGCCTATCGACTGCCGAAATAAAGACCCTTGGATTGGAAGGCACAGTAAAGCAATTAGCAGACACATTTGGCGGCGCTGCTACAGTTCAAGCTAATACTTTTGAAGGCCAAATAGCCAGACTAAAAGTGGGCTTTGATGAAGCCAAGGAATCAGTAGGAGCTGCTTTATTGCCTACTTTGCAAAGGCTTTTAGATTATTTTATTAACACAGTTATTCCTAAATTTATTGAATTTAAAGACGCAGCACTTAAGCCAGTTACCGATGCAATTGCTCGCAACAAAGATTCTTTAACTACGCTTTATAATTTTATTAAAGATTTTGTAGTCCCAGTCTTAATCAATAACCTTGGATCAGCTATAAGTTTTATTGGCAAAGTTGCTGGCGGTATCTTAGATGTTATTGGCGCAGTAGTTAATGGAATTAAGAGCGCAGTTAATTTTGCTATTGATGCAATAAATGTCCTTATTCGCGCTTATAATGCCGTTCCGCTTCTGCCAAATGTTGCGACCATTTCAAAGCCATCATTTTCAGCTCCTAGCACACCTAGCAGCTCAAGCCTTCCAAAAGTAACTAGTGCTCCAAGTCCAAGCGTCCCAGCAGCGCCTAGACCTTCAGCAACTCCCAGCGCCCCTTCAGCATCGACTCCTAGCGCCCCAGCAACGCTAGTCCCAAGCGGTAATGCCATTCCATCTGGATTTAATGTGGCTGGCACAGTTGCAGCTAATCAGCAAGGCAATGTGGTAATAAATGTTAATGCTCCATCCGCTATTGATGAAGAAGGATTTACCAGAGCAGTTATTCTGGCGCTTAATAACTCCACCAATCGCGGAACTACTGGCGCTGGAGATCTAAGGACTTCGGCCCAAATCCTATGACCCTTTGGACTCCCGATTGGCGAATCAAAGTCAATGGCACAGAATTAACCTCAGTTATTCTTAGCAATCTAACTATTACCTCTGGCCGTCAAGATATTAACTCCCCAACTCCTGCTGGCTATTGCTCGCTTGAGGTTATAAATACCAATGGCACTAACTACTCATTCACAATTAATACGGCAGTTACAGTTCAGATTAAAGACACTAGCGGAAATTATGTGGCTCTCTTTGGCGGTAAAATCTCAGACTTGCGCCAAGTAGTAAGAAGCGCTGGATCAAATGCAGTAATCACTAGCCTTCGCATTACTGCCATTGGAGCACTTTCAAGATTGCAAAGAGCTATCTTTGATGGCAATTTGGCTGAAGGTTTAGATGGGGCTCAGATAACAGATTTGCTAGATGACCTGCTTCTTAATTCTTGGAATGAAGTCCCATCAGCAGAAACTTGGGCAACTTATGATGCAACCGAAACTTGGGCAGATGCTCAGAATATTGGCTTAGGTGAAATTGATGCTGGCGAATATACGATGGTCAGCCGCCAAATCACAGATAGCATAATTGGCCCAATAGCCAATTCAATTGCTAATTCAGCTCTGGGTTATCTATATGAAGATGCTAATGGTCTTATCGGATATGCAGACGCAAGCCATCGTCAGGATTACCTAATTGCCAACGGCTACACAGACTTAGACGCTTCTCACGCCATCGCCTCTGGCATCGGCGTAATTCAGCGCCAAGGCGATTTAGCCAATAAAATTATTATGGACTATGGCAACAATTTTAATAGCTCTTATACTGCTGAAGACACAACTTCTCAATCAACTTTCGGCCTATTTGCCGAGCAATTTAATAGTTACCTAAAGAACGCGGCCGATGTCGAGGATGTAGCAGATCGCCTAATCCAGCTTCGGGCCTACCCTAGAGATACCTTCCAATCGATTACCTTTCCATTGCAATCCCCTGAAATTGATAATGCCGATAGAGATGCCCTACTTAATATATTTATGGGCCAGCCAGTCAGAATTACGAACCTGCCCCTTAATATCCTAGGCGGCGAATTTACTGGCTTTGTCGAAGGCTGGACTTTTAACGCTTCAGTCTCGGGTTTATCGATTACCTTCTTGGCTACCCCAACAGAGTTCTCGGCCTTTGCTCAACAATGGGCTCAGGTCAATGCAGCAGAAAGCTGGAATAGTGTGCTCAATACCTTAGAATGGCAAGACGCGATTGGAGTGATTAGTTAATGCCGACAACATCAAACTTTGGCTGGACAACCCCAGCTGATACAGACCTAGTCAAGGATGGCGCAGCTGCCATCAGGACTTTAGGCAATGGAATTGATACTTCTCTAGTTGATCTCAAAGGTGGGACAACTGGACAGATATTAAGCAAGGCTTCAAATACCGACCTTGATTACACTTGGATTACCAACGATGTCGGCGACATAACAAATGTCGCAGTTACTTCCCCAATT